GTATTTATATTCAGTCGCAAACAATTTGTGGGCCATGACCGGTGATAGAACCGCGGCCGCGCAATATGTTCTTATCTCACACCTTCTAGCCAGTGGAGCGGCTATTGCAATCTCCGACGAACAGCAAATTGTGGGTTCCAAGTTCATATTCGAGAGTGGAAAGCCATCCCAGAACAGAGTTTTTATGTACCAAGACCCCAGACTCCCCAGTATAATAGACCCAAGGATACAACCAACCCAGGTAACGAAGAGTCAATATTGTCTGGGTGAGTTCACGACAGCTGTGACTGTGGCAGCACCCGGTGAAGCTATCCCCAGTTTTTTAAAGAGTATTTACGAAAAAATCAAAACAATGGTAGGTAACCCCAGAGGTTTGAGATTTGTATCCGGTGAGCGCGGAATGGAGCTTGCACCCGCTGGTCAGGAATTTACAAACGCACAGAGACAGGCAATCGCACAGGGGACGGCGGTCTCGGGTAGAGCTGCGGCGGCACAACTTGCAGATAGAGCTGGAGTTAGTGGGCAGGCAGCACAATTGGAAGGCCTTGCGGGGGGTGAACAACAATATGAATTATCGGATCCTTTAGAAGGAATTCGTGTACCACGTGGGATTCGTACATCGGCCAGAAAATCTAAATTTACACCAGAAAATGCTGGTAATGCTAAAGGGCGTCAAAGAGAGAGAAATGCTAGGGGGCAAAGCGAATATAGTTACGTAGTTCAGGCAGCGAATAATACCAGAAACAGAGCGCGGAATGGGCTTAATTTACAAGAAGAATCCGGAGAGTCTCCATATTAATACTTAATTTTCCTGGGTTTCATAATCTCATGGACAATCTTCCACTTAATACATTCGTCTGGGGTCAGATAGATATCCTTCTTCATCAGGTTCTTCATCTTCTTCTCGGGGATCTCACAATTGTCCTCGTACAGGGATTTGGCCATGTCCATGAACTTCTCACAGTTCTTGACCTCGTCCTTGAGATCCTCGAACTTGCCCCAGATACCATCTGCCGAGAGCTGGTCGATCAGAACGTGGGCCCGGGGTCCCATCATGCGCTTGTGACCGCCCAGAAGGATGAAGGTAGCCGCCGATGCACAGCATCCGAGGGCGATGGTGGTAACCTTTACGCGCATCTGCGAAAGATGATCGTGTGCCGAGAAACCGGCAAACATATCACCGCCACCGCTGTTGATGTAGAGTTTGATCTCTGGCTCGAACCCCGGGAGTTCAATTGTCTTTTGGAGGAGATCCCTCTCTAGCTGATGGAGCACCTTGAAAAGATAGCAGACCGCATCGGTGTCGACATCGGCGGAAAAGAAAATCTCGTTTCCTACAACCTTAATGTCGTCCCATTCATCAGACTCCTCGGCATCATTTGGCTTTGAATCTGCGAACTTCCTGAAGGGCATGGTGTTTGAGGTGCTTCTTGATTATATTTAGCGCCCTACCCTTTAACTTAATATCAACAAGATGGTTCATAAGATCCAAATCTTGTGATTTAATCCCCAATTCCATACACAATTTCTTTCCCTTTTCGGTCGAAGAATTTACCATAATATTCATAAAATAGAAGGCAAAATTGTAATCAATATTAATACCAGTAACTCTATTTTTCATCTCTGTATACTGTTTTTCTCTCATTTTCTGGTTAAATAATTTAGTCCAACAAGTTCCTGGAATTAAATCTTTTTCATTCAAAGTATTTCCCATAACTTTTGAGGGAATCACGCAACTAAATAAAGTAAAATATGGTAAAAAATCCCAGTTTCCTTCATATATTTTGTCGTCAAAACAATCAGCCATCGACAAACTATCTGAAATTTCACATACTTGAGAAATATTCTCGCACTTGTAATTTGAAAAGATCAAATCTGCATTGTGGCCGTGTTCTTCAATGCCTTTTCCTATGAATCTCTGATAACCGTCACCACCCTTGCAAATAAGATCAACTATATTATCTCTGGTACTGTAAAAATTATCCACTTCCGAAGTTTTTAATCCAAATCTTTGCATACATTCTGTTGAAATTATTTCAAATCTTCTGTTGGGCCCACAGAGTTCCAGATATTGTATTTCTGTATTTTTAAAATATTTTTGAAATTTGGATGGATCCCTCATTGTGAAGAGTATAGGACCCGTGGTGCAGGTGGGGTTATCGATAAAATTTGCAATTCCCGGAAATCCAGGGCTATCGATACACAAATCATCAAAGAAAAGAACTGAAGAAGTTCCAGGAATTTTTTCCATCATTTCTTGAGTTATTTTTTTTGATCTCAATATATCGCTATTCATATCGATAAATGAATATTCCTCCAGGACTCTCTTACAACTCCAGGTTTTACCCACGCCGCTTCCACCCCATACACACACGACAAGACCGGACATCAAACATTCATCAATCTTATTTTCGAAGTCATTTTTGGGTCGAGAATTTTCTGACTTTATGATAACAAAGTTTTCCATGATAGATGAAATAACAGAGCAGCTTGTTGATACTATATTCTCAAATAAAAAGATTAAAGAAAACGTGTATCCTGTCGTATATGGTGTTGTTACCTTTAATGTTCTATTGTTTTTGATGGTTCTTTATATCGCAATTAAATTATACTGTCTTAAACTTTAATAAATAACAGCAAAACTTTTTTATCCATTAATATTAATGAACAAAATAACTTTGTCTAGAGGAAGTGGTGATAAGAAATGGATGGCTACCCTGCCTTCCGGAAAAACAGTCCAGTTTGGAGCCAAGGGGTACAGTGATTATACCAAGCACAAAGACCCATTGAGAATGAAAAGATATGTGATGCGCCATGGTGGTGGCAGCACATCGAGCAACGTTCCAGCAAATGTTCATAGAATAATGCTCAAGAGGGTCAAGAGTAACAGGGAGAATTGGTCCCCGGGTGGTGTCAACACCGCGGGTTTTTGGTCACGTTGGCTTTTATGGAGTTTTCCGGATATTAAAGAAGCCGCAAAGTACACACAAGACAAGGTGCTGAAAGGTAAATACAGAATTATTTTTAAGCGCGTATGATATTTTCGTCAATTCCAGTTGAACCAAATCCAGACGTACCGCGCTCGGATTGGTCAAGATTTGAAACATCTTCAATCTTTGGTAGAGAACAGCTCTCTATGATAAACTGGGCGATTCGGTGGCCGGGTTCAACCACAAAATCCTTTTCTGGATCGAGATTGTACAAAACAACCTTGATCTCGCCCCTATAATCCGAATCAACAACACCGGCACCGACATGGATACCGTTTTTCACGGCAAGCCCGGACCGAGGGGCAATTCGTGCATAATTCATCATGGGGATACTAATAGAAATCCCTGTAGATACCAGGGCCCTATGGCCAGGCTTAATAACGTGAGAACTCGTGGCGTACAGGTCATACCCTGCCGACTCGACCGACCCACGGGTTGGAAGCTTGGCTTCTGGTGTGAGTCGCTTTACTCGAAGAAACATACTAATCATATATGACCCTTTCTTTTTAAGGCATTTATAGTCATCTTAGCCGTCGAAATACAACCAAATGTTCTCACATTACCAGTATTATTAACAGTTATGACTCTGTCGTCATCCAGGATTAGCCCTCTGATTCCTCTATACATAAAACCTGACGTAATCACGTCATAATCGTAAAGTTCTCTGAGAACTTGAATAGCCTGGTATGCATTATTAAAAATCATACCCCCAAATTCAACCTTGCCGCTTTCTGGAAACAAATTCCCAGTGAACCTTTCAAATTTAATTTTTAAACACGAACCTGTACTCATCAAAGGGTAATCTCTTAACATTCTCCAATCTTTCTTTTTTACGCTGCTCTTCTTTTACCCGATGTGCGTGCATAAGACACAAACACACCGCATCCGCCATATCATGCTTCCTGACTTGTGACTTAAAGCCATCCAAGTGACCAACCCACGGAGTGGATATTTTTACGGTCTGGACTTTTCTCTCTTCATAATCCAGATGACCAATTTTTAGAAATTTATGAAGTTTATTTGGTGAGATCAACTTAACTTTGGATCTGTACTTGGTCATAAGCAAAGCCTCGATGTCCTTAAAGCCCATTGGTGGTTGGCGCTCTATCAGGATACAGTCTGCATCTTCCAGGAGATCCTGATTTTCCTGAATAAAATGTGCAACCCTATCACAAGTCTCACAAGTGTGTGGAATTGTGCATTCTTGGACAGGAACCAGGTTGTGCTTAATTAAAGAAATATTATATCTGAAAGCGTCATAAAATGTAAGATCACAATTATCGTCCAGCTCGGCACTCACCACGCCCATATTTATGTATCCAATATCAATCCCAACAAGTTTCATTATTAACTATTTTTTTATATCTTTAATATAACAATGAACCCAGCAATTATTGGTATTATACTACTCGTGTGTTGTCTCATTTCCAGCTCGGTGGGTGGCTATTTTGTTATGAACGCCAGCCCAGCTCTGGCTCCGGAGCCAGAGACAGAGGCCCCGGAGCCAGAGACAGAGGCTCCTGAACCAGAGGAAGAAGTAATTAACGGTTGCATGGATAACACGGCAACAAACTATGACCCAGACGCAAACGAAGATGATGGGTCGTGTACGTTTACTAGAGTGTTTACCATTTCCGACGGTAATAATTGTGCGAAAGAGGTTAATAGGTACATAAAAATGGATTCCGTCGATGATGATTGTGCGTCTTTCGTTATTTCGACAGACAAGGACGGAAATATAGTGGATACTTCACAGGAAATTAAAATTTCGGGGGACAACGGAGGTTGTGTAAAAGCAGATGGTAGTGGTTGGCTTCAAGTTTCTAGTTGCGCTAGTCCTGGTACTTCTACGTTTACGGCAGAAACTGATGGTAAGTTTAACGTTAATGCCTCATCCCCTGAATTCGCGGAGGATATACACACATATCAAAATTACCTTCACAAAACAAAAAGTTGGGCATCACCTCCCATTTCGGATCCTGTTCTTACTGCTAAATTCATGTTAGAACCACCGACTGATGCTTAGAGATTAGAAACTAATAAATACAAACTATGGTTC